GTCATCTGTCGCACGGCAAAACGCTAGCGACAGGATTTTTTGACAGCCGTTTTGTTTTGCAAAATGGCAACCTTGAAATCACCCAAGCAAAGCGGCACCGCGCCGATCCAGATTGAGCTTCTCCCCATCGACGTCCTGATCCCTTACGCGAGGAACAGCCGCACGCACAGCGAGGAGCAGACCGCCCAGATTGCTGCGAGCATTCGCGAGTTTGGATTCACCAACCCTGTGTTGATCGACGGGCAGGACGGGATCATTGCCGGTCACGGTCGCGTGCTGGCGGCCCGCAAGCTGGGCCTCGACGAGGTGCCCTGCCTTCGACTCGGTCACCTGACGGAAACCCAGAAGCGCGCCTACATCATCGCTGACAACAAGCTGGCGTTGAATGCAGGGTGGGATGCTGAGTTGCTGAAGCTGGAATTGCAGGATCTACAGATCGAGGGTCTCGATCTAGGACTGACCGGATTCTCAAAGTCAGAGCTGGATGAGATTATGCTTGATGGAGACGCGATTGATTCGGACGGACTGACCGACGACGACGACGCTCCATCTCTGGCTGATGGGGCTGTCTCGAAACCCGGAGACATATGGATTCTCGGAAACCACCGCGTGATGTGCGGTGACTGCACTGTGCCGACAAACATTGAGCAACTCCTCGCCGGCCAGCTGTGCGACGGGTGTTGGACCGACCCGCCATACAACGTGAATTATGAAAGTGGTGCCGGGAAGATCGCAAACGACAACATGGGGGACGAAGACTTCGCCGCATTCCTTTATGATGCATATGTCTCGATGTTGATGGCGCTGAAGGAAGGGGCCCCGATCTACGTCGCGCATGCCGACACTGAGGGGTTAAACTTCCGCCGTGCATTCAAGGATGCCGGATTCAAACTTTCCGGCTGCCTGGTATGGGTCAAGCCACAGCTCGTGCTTGGTCGGTCAGACTATCAGTGGCGGCACGAACCAATTCTCTACGGGTGGAAACCCGGCGCAGCACACACGTGGTTCGGGGGTCGGGCAAACACTACCGTTTTTGACGCATCGAAAGACATGCCTCTCATTCAACTTGAAGATGGGCGGTGGCAGATAGACATGGGACCTTCGCAGCTAATCATCAGCGGCACCGATGTCCACGTCGAGGAAGTGCTGACCTCGGTCATTCGAGCGGAGAAGCCAAAGCGCAGCGCCGAGCATCCGACAATGAAGCCCATCGAGCTAATTCTTCCGATGCTCAAGAACTCAACGAAGCGAGGAGCGATCATCCTTGATCTATTCGGTGGTTCGGGATCCACGTTGATCGCTTGTGAGAAATCGGGCAGGCATGCACGCCTTACTGAGCTGGACCCACGATACGTAGACGTGATTGTCACCCGCTGGCAGGAATTCACAGGGAAGCAAGCGGTGCTGGAGGCTACAGGTAAAACCTTTGATGAGATCAAAGCATGAGTGCCGACCAGAAATCACCGTCAGTCGATGTGAACGCGCTGGCAAAACTTTTTGATCTGACGGTTGTTCGCGTTCAGCAGTTAGCAGTCGAGGGCATTGTCGTGAAATCCGCCCGGGGGAAATACGACCTGTGGAAGTCGATCCGGGGATACATCCAGTATCTGCAGAAGCGCCGGGTGAACCAACACGACTCACCGGATCAGGAACAGAGCGATATCAAAAAGGAGCAGCTGCGGCGCACCAAGGAGGAAGCGGACAAGCTGGCACTGGCGAACGCCAGGAGCCGGGGCGAATTGATTGAGGTCGAGTCGGTCAAGCGGCTGGGGGAAAAAGTCATGATCGCGGTGCGAAATCAGATCCTGAATTTCCCGCTGACCGATGACGAAAAGGACCAGCTGTTGATGCAGTTGCTCTCGCTGGCTGAAATGGACTGGAGCCGCGAGGGATGAGGCGAGACATTACAGACCGCTGGTTTGCGGTGTTCAGTCCGCCGCCGCGGATGACGGTGAGCGAGTGGGCGAACGAGCGGCGGTTTTTGTCGCCGGAGAGCTCGAGCAACCCGGGCAAGTATAGCTCGGACATGACGCCGTATGCGGTGGAGTGGATGGACTCGGTGAACGATCCGAAGGCGACGGGGACGGTGCTGATGGTGGCGAGCCAGTTGGGGAAGACGGAGGTGCTCAACAATGTGGTGGGCTACTTCATCGACATCGAACCGGCGGCGATGCTCATGGTGCAACCGACGATCGATCTGGCGGAGAGCTGGAGCAAGGAACGGCTGGCTCCGATGATCCGCGACACGCCGTGCCTTCAGGCGAAGGTGGCGGACGCGAAGAGCCGGGACTCTGGGAACACGATGCTGCACAAGACATTCCCTGGCGGCAACATCGCGATGGCGGGGGCGAACGCGCCGAGTGGATTGGCGAGCCGTCCGAGGCGGGTGGTGCTGCTGGACGAGGAAGACCGATTCCCTGCATCGGCCGGCAGCGAGGGCGACCCCGCGTCGCTGGCCATCCGGCGAACGGAGACCTTCTGGAACCCGGTGATTTTCGAGACCTCGACGCCGACGGTGAAAGGGCTGTCACGGATCGAGGCCCGGTTCGAGGAGTCGGACAAGCGCCGGTGGTGGTGCCCGTGCCCGGAGTGTGGGGGCTATCAGGTGCTGCAATGGTCGCAGGTGCGGCATGAGGCGGAGGATGGATCCGATGCGTGGTATCAATGCGACCGCTGTGAGGTGCGGCTGAGTGATGACCAGCGGCGGCTGATGGTGCGGCGTGGGGAGTGGCGGGCGGAGTTTCCGGAGCGGACGCTGCGGGGGTATCATCTCAATGGGATCGCCTCGATGTTCCGGCACAAGCGGGGGTATGAATCGCGGCTGCACCAGATGGTGGCGGATCACTTGTCCGCCAAGCGCAAGGGCAAGGAAGTGCTGCGGACTTGGGTGAACACGTTTCTGGCAGAGACCTGGGAGGAGGAGGGTGAGTCGGTGGCGTGGGAGCCGCTGATGCAGCGGCGGGAAAACTGGGGGGAGTTCCCGGCCGGCGGCTACGTCGTCACCGTGGGGGCGGACGTCCAGGGCGACCGCGTCGAGCTGGAGTTCGTGGCGTGGGGTGCCGACGAGGAAAGCTGGTCGGTGGATTACGTCGTGGTCATGGGAGATTTCAACCGGCCGGAAGTGCAGGCTGCCGTCGATGACCAACTCCAACGGAAATTCATCCACCCCTGCGGGATCGAGATGCGGGTGATGTGCGCCTTCATGGACTCGGGCCACAAGGCCAAGGCGGTCTATCAATTCACCAAGAAGCGCGAGCGGCTCAAGGTTTATGCCTGCAAGGGCCGCGGTGGTCCGGCGGTGCCGCTCATCTCCCGCCCCACCCGGCAGGGCACCGTCCGCGCCGCGCTCTTTTCCATCGGCACGGATACCGCCAAGGACCTCATCTACTCGCGGATCCAGAGCGCCGACCTCGGCCCCGGCTACATGCACTTTCCATCAGACCGCGACGAGACCTGGTTTCGCCAGTTGACGAGCGAGACCAAGGTCACCCGCTACAAGGACGGCGTGCCGTTCTCGAAATTCGAGAACCCGAGCAAGGCGCGCAACGAAGCGCTCGACTGCCGGGTTTACGCCATGGCGGCGCTCCAGTTGCTCAACATCAACTGGCAGAAACTCGCGCAGTCATACGCGCCGGCCGAGGAGAAAACGGCAGACGCCGCCGCCACCACCGAGAAGAAGAAGCGCCCGCCGAGGAAATCGGGGGGGTGGGTCAACCAGTGGTGACCCCTTGAGATATTTACGCCCGCCCGCCCGGAGAAATCCTGGCGGGCTTTTTTGTGCCCGGTTTTTTGACAACCGCCGGACGGCGTGACGAACGAAGAACGCCTTGCCCAGACCCAAGCCATCATCGCCGCGCTCACGGCGTCGATCCTCAAGCTGGCAGGCAAGACCAATCAGTCCGTCAGCTTCGGCGACCAGAACTACTCCCTCGCCGACATCGGCAAGCTCAAGAAGCTCCGCGATGAATTCCGCCAGGAAGAGCACGCGCTGGAAAGCTGCATCGCCGGTGGCACCCGCCGCCGCACTATCAAAATCGGTTTTCCATCATGCTGAACTCCATCCGCTCCATCTTCGCCAAGCCGGCCGCCAAGGCGTCGCGCTCATTCGCAGCCGCTGGATCTTCGCGTCTGACGCTGGACTGGGCCATCTCGCCGCTGTCGGCGGACGCCGCCATGCGCAACAGCCTCGGCCCGCTGCGTTCCCGCTCGCGTGACCTCGAGCGTAACAACGAATGGGTGCGCGGATTCCTGCGCACGCTCGAGAACAACGTCATCGGCGAGGCAGGCATCGCGCTCCAGCTCCGCATCAAAGACCCCACCGGCAAGCTCGACGAGATCGCTAACGACAAGATCGAGACCGCCTGGTGGCAGTGGGGCCGCAAAGGTTCCTGCACCGTCTGCGGCAAGCACTCGTGGATCGACGTCCAGAAGCTCATTCTCCGCACCATCGCCCGGGATGGCGAGTGCCTCATCCGCAAGGTCGTCACCCGCCAAGGGATCAAGCTCCAGTTGATCGAGGCGGACATGCTCGACAACGACCTCCATCAGACTGCCGGAAACGGCAACCAGATCCGCTACGGCGTCGAGATGGACTCGGCCCGCACCGTCACCGCTTACTGGCTGCTAGGCCGCCACCCCGGCGACATGGATTTCCAGAGCCCCGCCCGCAAACACATCCGGGTGCCCGCCGGGGAAATCTTCCACCTCCACCGCTCCGACCGCATCGACCAGACGCGCGGCCTGCCCTGGCTGGTCGCCTCGATGAAGGCGCTCAAGATGCTCGACGGCTACGCCGAGGCCGAGCTCGTCGCCGCTAGAACCGGCGCGGCCAAGATGGGATTCTTCACCCGCTCCACCCCGGACGGCTGGTCCGGCGAGGTGGATGCCGAGGGCAACCTGTCCATGGACGCGAGCCCCGGCACCATCGAGGAGCTGCCCGCCGGCATGGATTTCAAGGCGTGGGATTCCGACCACCCGAATGCGGGCTACGGCGATTTTGTGAAGTCGATGCTGCGCGGCGTGGCCACCTCGCTGGGCATTTCTTACAACACCCTCTCCAGTGATCTGGAGGGCGTGAATTATTCATCTATCCGCGCCGGCCTGCTCGAAGAACGCGAGGTCTGGAAAGGTCTCCAACGGTTTCTCATCGAGCATTTCTGTGAGC